ATCTTGCTCCATCTTCTTAGTTCTCTTAACCTTAAGAAGCTGGTTAGCCATCTTAATGTTCTTGATCTCTCTGATGTCGATAGCGTCCTCAAGGTTGATATCGTTTCTAGATAGAGCAATTTGAATGTTCTGCTCAAGTCTCTCCTTCTGCTCTTCATCTGGAGAAAGCTCAATAAAGATACCAAAGTCATGCAAGTACAAGTCCTTGATATCTCTTAGGATACCAACATTGTACTTACCGATCTGCATCGCAAACTCCTCTGCAAAGTCAGCGTACTCCAAGATATCAGAAACCCTAACACTAAGTGCCTCAGCAAATGTCTTGGTCATAAACAAACTTGCGTCAAGAATGTGTCTTGTTGCAGTGTTTGAATTAAGTGCTGCAAGCTTCTGTACACCAACCAAAGCACGTGGGTCTGGATCGCTTCCGTCACGAGCCTCATTTAGCCCCGTCACGCCACGCAACATCTCAAGGTAGTGGTTATAGTTGTTTATTAGCGCAGCCATCTTAGACTGCCCAGTAGTGCCTGTGAGAGGCTGTACAGGAACCCTTGCGTTGTTGAAGTCACCGTCTCCAGTGTAACTACGTCCAACAACACTACCAGTCTGGAAGTATAGTCTTAGCGCATCCTCTGGATTGTATGCGTTACCGTTACCAAGGTCAACCTCATTTAAACCATCAGCATCAATGAACACACCGTCTGGCACCATTCTAGAAATAACCTGCTGCAACTTAAGGTGAGTTATCTGGATAAGATCTGCAAAAGGAATCATACGTCTAGTCAAAGACTCGATCGTTCCTTTGTACATTCTTGGAGCAACGGCAACGTAGTTTGGCATTGCCATCTGAGACGCAGACTTTGGACGAACCATGTTCTCCATCAACTGCCACTTAAGAACAATCTGAGTACCAGCGACCATCACACCTTCGTACCACACGTCAATAGTCTTCTCAATTCTTTCGAATCTACCCTCCTCCATCATCTCAGCTGGAGGATTAAATTTTTCGTCCTTCTCGATTACTCTAGAAGCGTTGCCGTCTAGGATCTTCTTCTTGTAGACGTAAGTCTTTGTGGTCTTGTAGTTAAAATAAAGCAGAGTACAAGTGTCTCTTGAGAAAACATCGTCAGAATAAAATCTTGACACAGAGTAGTACTCACCCCAAGACTGGTTTGTTTTTGCAATCTCTTCTAACTCCTCTTTAGTAAGTCTAGGATTGATCTTGATCAGCTCACTCATTGGAACCGTCTTAACCTCACCCCAGTAGAAGCAATCTCTAAAGTATGGATCTTCTGTGTAACTATAAATCACGTTAGCTGGATCTACGTAGTTAATCTTTACTCCTTCTCCAGGAAGAAACTCGTGCTTACCTACAGCGATACCAATAGTTGTTAGATCGTAATCAAAGCGTCTCTTGATGTCATCGTAGTGATTCTCCAATAAGATTGTGTTGATTGCCTCTTCTTCTGCTATCTCAACAGCTGGCTTATAGTTAAGCTGCATAAATAGAGATAGCTCTTCGTCATCATTTGGCAAGTCTTCTGGGCTTACCATGAATGGATCTATACCAAACTTATCTTGAACTTGTAGTAGAACTTCTTTTGCAGCCATCTCACCTTCGATCATGTCCTGATACTGATTTCTCCTGTCAGCAGAAAGAGCATCTTGAGCGTAGGCTTTAATTGTAAAAAGTCTGTCAGACATACCGTTAACAACGATGTCTACAAACTTAGGGATAATTGGAACTGGTGTCCAGTCAATGTTTAAGTAAGAAAGGTCACCATCAATAGCTAATTCGTTCTTGTACTTCTGAATAGGCTGCTCTCCACGAGCATACAATCTAAGACGATTAAAGTCTTTCCACTGATTGTAGTACCTTGCAGATCCGCTGTCTCTCCTAAACCATTCGTATTGAATGGCTTGTCCAACTCTTAATCCAAATTCTACGCTCGCCTTCTCTGCATCTGTGGCAAGCTGACTTGGAAACTGGATCGGAGATATGTTTATATTCGACTCTTTCCGCATTAGCTAATTATTTGACTGGTTGTCCCATTGTTCTTGTATCTTGCAAATTTAATGCTTATTTTTGACTCTTTTCTCTCAGGCTGATACATGTGCTTTTGATTAGCCATAATTGCTAAGCCAGAACTAATAGAGGCATCGTATTTTGTTCTATTACTAATATCAAACTTAGCCCAATCATTTAAAGTTCTGTTAAAGTACATTGAACCCATCTCTGAAGGATCTCTGTACGTAGCCTCCATGTCTAGTCCAACATTTTTTTCAATGTACGTCTCAATAGCTGATGCGTGAGCCTGTCGTACGTCTTCACTTGAGTTAGGTATACCACCAAGCTCTCTCTCAGTTGGTGACAACTTTGAAAGTGGCTTGTCTGGTCTGTTCAAACAGAAGTGTCTGTAACCTCTGTTCTTCATGTGGTACAGCAGTCTTGGCTTGTTATTTTCTGCCAATACTGGCATACCGTAAAAGAAGCACGCCATCAATACTTCCTCAAAAAATATCTCTGCCGTCTGAGGACGTGCAACATACTCTAGAAAGAACTCATTACTTGGAGCGTCTTCCATGTTGAACTTAGTCAAACCATGCAATGCTCCGTTAGATCCAAATCCATCTACAGTCCCAGAGATATCGTAGGAGTCACAACCGAACGCACCGATGTGCTCGTTCATTGGGTAGAACAAATCGCCCCTCTTGTCAACCCTGTTCTGTAGACCACGTGGAGGAACCCAGGATATGTTGAACCTTCCTCTTGGATCTGGAGTCCACACAACCTCACTGTCCTTCTTACCATCTCTCCAGCTAAAGAATCCTCTAGTGGTAAAGCTGCCAGCGATCAAGCTGTCATTAAAGTCAATTTGAGTGTAGATCTTGGTAAGGTTAAATATCGACTGCTTACTCTCATCTCTGAACGCGTGAGACTCTGTTCTAGGGTACTGACGATAGAACTCGTTAAGGGCATCAGGATCGCTTTTAAGAGACTTTACTTCATTCTCCCAATAGTCTATAGCCCCAAGGTTTATAACCTCACCATCGACCCCTATTACAGGGTTCTCAGGCTTTCTAAATACTGGCATGCCGTACTTATCTATAAAGCCTTCCATGTTCCACTCCATAGGAATAAATAGGGCATAAAGACCACTCTTAGTCTGATCGTTCTCTGATCTCTTGTTTGGTCTTGAGTCTTCGTACAACTTCTTGAAGTTCTCACCACCCTTGTCAAGTGCGTTGGATGTAGATCCCATCATACACTTTCCAATAATCTTTCTACCTAGACGCAAACATGTTTTTGTTACACGCCAGTTGTTCAGAATATTATTTGGTTGTGACCACTTTCCACTTTCGTCATGTACCAACAGTTGTAGCTTCTCACCATCGTAGCTGTTGTCTGCGGTGTTCTTCCAGTCAATAGTAGTGTTAAGACCTTCCTCTGGCTCCTCTTCATCGTGCATAGTCTTAAAGTTCTTTGCAGTGATCTTAGAGGATGGTATTCTAAATGCCAGCTCAGTACGTGGGTTATCCATACCGTCCTGAATAGGCTTAAAGAAAAACGGATAATTCCTAAACGTAGGAACAACCTTATCGGTAAACATCGTCTTTGCATCTGGACCAGTCTTCGATAGAATTCCTATACGTCCGTTGTGGATGTTTGTACCGATGTTAACAATCTCACCGTCTGCCATGTACGAAAATCCAGAACGTCTGATCTTCAAGTACACCATACCAAAAGATCTTGGGTCAGCCTTGCAAGCCTCCCAGTAAATGTAAAGGATTCTGTTAGCCTCTCTGAAGTCTGGGAAACCAACGTCAATGCTAGACCACTGCAAGTACATGTAATGGCCACCAGTAATGTATGTTGAGATCCCGTTATTCTTAAACCAGAAACCATTGTCTCTCCTGTCGAACTCAGCGTCAATGTAATCTACCCAGTTATTTCTAAACTGGAGAGGCATCTTGTTCCACTGGAAGATTGACTTTATCTTAGAAAGAGCTGATGGAAACTCAGATCTCGCCCAGTACTGATCTTCTTTCTTTGCAGACCTGCTGTAAACTTTCTTAGGCTCCTCTGGTAATGCTACTTTTAATCCGTTGATCTGATATATTTCACCAATGGTACCGTCCTTAGATATAACCACAAGATCATACTCAGAGTTATACCCGTACTGATATATCTTTTTGGTATTACCCTTAATTCTATCCTTCTCGGGTATAACATCAATAATAGTGTACAGGGACTTACCCGTGTCTCTTTGCTCTTCGTTCAGCAAATCCACCTTTTCCAGTTTCATCTACGTCTGTTTTATTTAGCAGTTCTTCCTCTGCCTCAACACGATCAAGTATCTCAAACGCATCAAATATTGCCAGCTTCTTAGTAGCAGCAGCGTTCTTTAGCTTGTCAGCGGAAAGGTCTTCTTCTCCTCCAGAGATGATTCTCTCCTCTGCAACTTCTATCAAGTGCATCACAGCCTTTCGGCCAGCACTGATAATCTTTCTCTTTGTTTCATTTAACTCCATTCAGCTCTATGCAAACATTTTTAGAATACATTCTGTATAGTGTAACTCCATCTATCTCAAACTCATACTCACTCTCTGGAGTAAAGGCAATCTTGTCACCGCTCTTTAAACCCTTGTCAATAAGATCTTGGTTAGGGTATATTAACGTACCTCTCAGGTACTCCTCGTTTCCAATCTTTGAAAGAATGTAGTTATCCATTCTTTTCTCTGGCATAACAAAGCAATACCGTGAGTGAGCCTTCCAGTCGCCATCTCTCTTGTAAAGATAGAACTGATCATCATCAATCAAGAAGATGCTGTCAAATAAATGTGACCTACCGCTACGCTCATTACCATGAACATCGTTGTAGTACTTAAATACGTTGTGGTGAACAATCACAATATCTCCTGGCATAACATCTCCAGTGTATCCAATAGGTGTAGCCAAAACCTTAGCGTGTCTATTAGATGCCTTGTGATCTTCCTTTGAAGAGCTAGTAATAAAGTCTATACCTCCAATGCTCTTCACGTTATCGTATCTAGAACCACCTACTGGCTCTACAATAAAGTGAAATGGTGATCTCATTCAAAGTCCAAATTAAACTCTAAAGTTGCTGGCATGTTTTCGTTGAAGGTCTTCCATAGGTAAATCTCACCCGATCCTTCTTCACCATGAATAACAAATATCTCGATACGTCTATTGACCTCTCTAATTAGATGTATTCTGTAAGTGTCGTTGAAAACAGATTGACCTACAACGTAGTGCATAGAACTACCCTTGTAGTCTGCACCGATAGATACTTTACGAATTACCATTGGTTACCTCACCTGTCTTAAGGTCGATGACTGCGTCCTCTCCGAACTCAGCCTTGATAGCTTCCTCTTCTTCAGCAATCTTTTCAGATACCTTTGAGAGTTGAATGAAAAGACCCTGCTTCTCAATTTCGATCTCAGCAATTCTCAATTTAGCTGTTGCGTAAGCTACTCGTAGACTGTGGATCTTCTCTAGTTGTGTTTTTTCGATTTGTGCCATTTGATTATAATTAAATACAAATATGAGTTTTTTTATCTAATATCGCAAATTAAAACAATTTTTTGCTAATTCCAATCTGATGAGATCGACTAAATGGTTGGTACTGGTAACTGAATAAATACTTGTCGTCTAAGTACGAAACCGATGCGCTTGGTTCAAGTAAAGAGTTAACTGCCGCACCAACATAAATACCTTTTGGTTTTTTAACAATTGTCTCTGTTCTTGTTTCAGTAATTGTGTTTGTAACAACTGGTATCTTATAATCGTTAGTAGCCGTCATTTTAAGCACTTCTCCCAAGACTTCTCCACTAACCTTAGTACTTCCATACTCAAATGGGAATGTAGTCTCAAACGAGCTAATAGTGGGCTTATAATCAACCAATACTGTGTCCCTTAAAACTTGAGTTTTTATTTCTTTTTTAGGGATGTAAACAGTGTCAACAATCTCAGTATAAACTGTGTCAGTCTTAACTTCAGTTACAACCTCAAAAGTACTCTCCTGTTCTTCGCGAGGATAAATTATAATAGTAACAACAGCCCC